TTCATCACCAGTTACTTCGAATCCAATATCCGTTTTAGACGATTTAACAGGTCCATGAAATAATGCTATTTTAGTATCAGCGTCAAATGAATTAGCTTTGATATACGTAGAAGGCTCATCAAAAATACTAAAAACCGTGAAATGCACATCACCAAAATTATAAACACCTGAATCTTTAAGATAGTGAAGTTGTGAGTGATTTAAGTTTTTTATAATCGGTGTTAGTGCATCTAAACGGCTTGTATTATTTAGATTAGTATCATGATTACCAGTAATAACTATCGTGTGTCTTATATCCGCTAACTTTTTGAAAAATTCAGAAGTTATTTGAATTAGTTCAGGTGATATATCCGTTTTATTATGAACTATATCTCCTGCTAAATATATTAATGAATTTTCAGGTAATTCTTTAGCAGCTATATATAACTGTTTGAATACTTCTCTATATTCTTTATGTCTTTGATAATTTCTTATATGTACATCTGCTACATGCAGTATTTTTTCTACTTTATCAAAACCAACATTAATTTTTTGTATCAAAATGCTATCCCCATCTTTTTTAGCATTAAATCACTACCAGTTATAGGTTCAGTCTGTAATAACATATTATTTATATTATTATAACCTAAATCTGACGGATCTTTTTCTTGTAGCTCTATCAAATATACATTAATACCATTATCTATAAAATATTGACATATATCTAAAGCTTTAGATCTTGCATCATTATCTAGTGCTATATAAACACTCTTTACTTTATTTTCAATTATTTTTTTCTTGAGTTTATCTAAAATAATTTTACCAAAAAGAGGTATTGCATTTCTTTTTACTGCTATTGCATCAAAAACGCCTTCAACTATAGTAATAGGTTCATTCCAATTTATAAATAAATCAAATCCTATTATGTCTTTAGAAACTTTTGGATTCTTATGCTTAAAAGTAGAATCTTTATAATAACTTCTACCAGTAAAAAAATTTAATCTACCTTCCTCATCATAACTCGGTATTATAATCATTTTCTCATATTGACCTGTTTCACAGTAACCAATCCCATATTTTACTATATCATATTTAGTAAGCCCTCTATTCTTTAGATACATAAGAGCGTTTCTAAATTCAGGGTTACTTTTATTACCATTTAATATAAGTTGAAATTCGGGTGGTAGAGATACGTGCTCACTTTCAGTTGCTTTTACAGGTATATATGTGCCTGATGTTTCATTGAGATCTTTTAGTTGTGATATAGTAGCACCTA